ACAGCTAATACTGAAATGCAACTGTTGTTAGACGAAGCCCCCAAGTATTGTAAACCTCATGTTCCTGTACACCTTGTAGATATGCGTACCATTGAGCATAGCTTGTGTGAGTGGGATAAATACGAACGTGTGCGTTTAGGACAAGGTACTCCTAGGAGTAGATACAACGCCAACATATTATCAAACGACAACTTCAAGAAAGGGACTGTAGAATGAAGTTCTTAATGACATTATTTCAAATACAAGATTATGGTGGGATAATTAACCATGCTGAGTATTTGACTAAAGGCTTAAAAGAGTTAGGGCATGAGGTAGACTTTTGTATGCTCGTTCCTAAAAGTGCTGTTTCTAATAGAGCACCAATCCGAGGTAGAGATGGAGACTATAAATCTTTAGAAGGTGGAACAGGTTACAAGTTTCATCAAGCAAGGGGGTGGAAAGGTGTACCTAAGATACCCTATGTGAGTAAACAAGCACGAGATGCGTTTAAAGATAGATGCAGTAAATACGATGCCGTTCTCTGGCATATCCCTGTACCTACCCTTAATAAAGATAACACAGAAATCACAGCTTGGTTAGATTTGTACGATCACAGTAGCAAAAACATTGCTATCATACATGATGGCAATCTACCTAAGTTGTATCCACACCTTATCTCTGTTTCAGAATATTTCCATGCTGCTGTATGCGTTCATGAAAGTGCATATAACTCAGCAGAATATTTAGATATTCCACGCAAGTTAATCTTAAACCCATTTAAAATACATGGGGATCTTGGTTTAGGTTTTGATAAACGTAGCGGTGCGTTAGCAATCCAAATATTTAAAGCGTGGAAACGAGTAGATACTTTGGTTCGTGCTGTACCGTTTATACAAGAGCCTGTTGTAGTCGGTGGTGCAGGTATTGAATACAGATATATGACCAGTAAAGATAAATGCAAACCAAAATACTTTGATGCACAAGGCAACCGTATATGGGCTATCGCCCTCAATACAGGCATGAGTTATCATGGCGTTGTGCCTAATGAAGAAGTATTGCGATTGCTTGGCGAGACTAAACTACAGATAGACCCTAGCTTTTCTAAAAAGTATTCTGGCTACGGAGCACACTTTAATCGCACAACGGTAGAGGCAATGATCAAAGGTGCAGTACCAATGGCTACAGACTTGGGTATGAAAAACAGCCAGATATTTAAGTCTGGGCAAAACTACATAGAGATACCCCATACAGCTACACCCGAAGAGTTTGGGGATATAGTAAATGAGGGGCTGACCAATAAGGAACAATGGGAAACAATACAGCATAACAATCTAGGATTACTAAATAAGTTTGATATGCGGAACGTAGCGCAAGAATATGTAGACATTGTAACTGAACCAACGCATTTTCTTGAAAAAGGTAAACCAGAGCAAAACATTCAGCTACTTATCGATTGCAATAAAAACCTACAGTTCTTTGGGTTACCGAGGCTTTCGACGCTACTCGAAGAGCGCTATGACTATACACAACAGGGTTACCATACCCAACTATAATAACAACCATCGAGGAGGCTAATATGCAGTCGATATACGCAAGAAACGTAAGTGAGGCACTATACCTAGCAAAGCAAGCATTGGAAACTAACGGAGTAGAGGTACAAACTCGTAATGGGGCAGCTTTAGAGTTCCCCACCCCTGTTATCACAACCTATACCGATAGCCGTGAACGAGTACTGTTCTATCCCCAACGAGACGCCAACCCATACTTCCACTTCATGGAATCTTTATGGATGTTAGCAGGGCGTAATGATGTAGAATGGATTAGCCAGTTTAACGGCAGGATAAGCACCTACAGTGACGATGGTGAGCATTTCCATGGAGCATATGGTTTTAGATGGCGTGAGTGGTTTGGTGAAGATCAATTATTAACTGCTGTTCATAGGCTGAGGAAATATCCAAATGATAGAAGAACAGTTATTGGGATGTGGGATCCATGGGAAGATTTGCAAGAAGAAAACGATGGCAAAGATTATCCTTGCAATACCCAGATTTATTTTTGGTCTCGTAACGACAAACTGAACATGACGGTAGCTAATCGCAGTAATGATATGATTTGGGGGGCATACGGAGCTAATGCTGTACATATGTCTTTCTTGTTAGAATACATGGCAGGAATGTGTGGTCTTCGGGTAGGGACTTATTATCAGTTTAGTAACAATCTTCACGCGTATGTAGAAACCTTACAAAAGTTAGATAATTTGCAACCAGAATATGAGCCATATCTTACTATAGCAGACGATGGGTTAAGCTATGCCCCTCCACCATTAATAGATAACCCTGCTACTTTTGATAGTGATTTAAGCGATTGGTTTAAAAAATGGGGTGGGGATAACAGTGCTAACAAAACAAGATTTGAATATAATGACAAAGTTGAAGATACAGGTGCGATAAATGATTACCTGAATACAACAGCAACACCCATGATTAAGTCTTGGAAGGCGTGGAAAAATGCAATTAGTCCTACAGGAAAACCACACAATGAAGATACGAATAAACTTTTTATGGATGAAGCAATAATTGAGGCAACAACAATTAACGATGCGGCATGGCGTAAGGCGTGTCTTGAATGGTTAGAGAGGAGAACATAATGCGTGTTGAGTCAGATAAAATTGAGTATAACTACAGTGAAATGATTACAATCGTAGAAAAAGTAGCACAAGTAGATGTTACAAAGCTACACAAGGCAGAGCAGAGTTACGGAAACAGTTGGAAACAAAGAGGTGGCGTAGGTGCATTCATGATGCTTGCCCGAAAGTGGGACAGGCTTGAAAAGCAAGTGAATGAAAGCAACTACGACATCTTTCTTGCTGCTGAAAAAGACACTAGAGCTGAAGGTATCTTAGATGATATACAAGATTTACGCAGGTATCTTATGTTAGTTGAAGCAGAAATTATTCGGAAGGAAACAACGAATGACCAAGAGCCAGACCTCTTCCTCGAAGACAGATGCGAATGGAAAACCACACAATCTAGATGAGGTACTAATCGCCATTTGTGAGTGTGGGGCTACAAAGGAGGTTACTTTTCGCAATTTGAAAAATAAGTGGGCTAAATGTCATAAATGCAACCAACCGATGAAAGTGAAAAGTAATGCAGTTTCCTTTATTTCAACCCCCGACTGAATGGGTTATGCCTGATGGTTATCCAGATCTTAGCCATGCTAGAGAAGTAGCTATAGATTTAGAAACTAGGGATCCGAACCTTACAACAATGGGTTCAGGATGGGCTAGAAAAGATGGATATATTATAGGTATCGCTGTAGCAGTAGATGGTGATCAATGGTATTTTCCTATAAGACATGAGTTAGGATCTAATCTTGACCCCAAAACAACGATGAGGTGGTTACAAGATGTGTGTTCAAAAGATCGTGATTATATTTTTCATAACGCTCCCTATGATGTTGGGTGGCTGCTCGCAGAAGGTGTGTCTATCCAAGGAAGAATCGTGGATACAATGGTCGTTGCACCCTTGTTAGACGAAAATCGTTTTAGCTATGCGCTAAATGCCATTGGTAGAGATTATTTGCAAGAGCGTAAATCAGAGAAAGAACTACGAGAAGCAGCAGAAGCATTTGGTATCAATGCTAAAAGCGAGATGTTCAAACTTCCTGCTGCTTATGTAGGAGCTTACGCAGAACAAGATGCAGCTTTGACTCTACGTTTGTGGAAACATTTTAAAGGATTAATAATAAAAGAAGATATTGGTGATATTTTCGACTTAGAATTAAAAGTATTGAAAACGATTATACCTATGCGACAACGTGGCGTCTGTGTAGATTTAGAAAAAGCTGAACGTATTAAAGTTGATTTAGAGCAACGTGAAAAGAAGTTACTTACCGAAATTAAAAAACAATCAGGTATAGCTGTAGAGTTGTGGGCTGCTGAGAGTGTATCAAAAGCATTTGATGCTTTAGGGTTAGAGTACAACAAAACAGAAAAAACAGGAGCACCAAGCTTTACTAAAGGATTCTTGGCAAACCATCCACACGAAATACCTAAAATGATTGTACAGGCTCGTGAGTTCAACAAAGCAAGAACTACTTTTGTAGATACAATATTAAAACACCAGATAAATGGTCGGATTCATGCTGAGCTACACCCTCTGCGTTCTGATGAGGGTGGCACAGTCACAGGCAGATTTAGTTACAGTAACCCTAATCTCCAACAAATCCCTGCTAGGCATGGCGAAATTGGTCCAATGATACGTAGCTTATTTATACCCGAACAAGACACATTATGGGGGGCGTTCGACTACTCTAGCCAAGAACCGCGCATAGTTGTGCATTACAGCAAGCTCATGGGCTTCAGAGGGGCTTCTGACTTTGCAGAACAATACAACGCAGATGCACGAACAGACTTCCACCAAATGGCAGCAGATATTGTTGGGGTTCCTCGTAAACAGGCTAAGGATATTAACCTTGGATTGTTTTATGGCATGGGGTCTAAAAAGTTGGCAGCAAGTTTAGGTTTAGAGTTTGACGATGCAAAAGAGTTGTTTGCTCAGTATCATGACAAAGTACCTTTTGTACGAGAGTTAAGTGATTACGCTGTAAACAGAGCGAGCCAAAAAGGTGTGATTCGTACTGTGCTAGGCAGACGTTGTAGGTTTGACAAATGGGAGCCAAACAAGTATGGTAGTTGGAAACCAATGACTTACCAAGAAGCTTATGCCGAACATGGTCCTGCAATCAAACGAGCGTTTACTTATAAGGCTCTCAATAAACTTATCCAGGGAAGTGCTGCCGATCAAACTAAAGCTGCGATGGTTGCTTTAGCTGAGGAAGGTATACTTCCCATGATTCAAGTACACGATGAACTAGATGTCTCCGTAGAAAGTGAAGACCAAGCTAAAAAGATTACGGAGATAATGCAAGATTGCGTCAAACTAGAAGTACCCTCCGTAGTCGACGCAGAGTTTGGACCAAATTGGGGGGAAGCAAAACAAACATTTACGGAGAAACCATGGACAAGAGGATTAAAAGACAACCACAGCGAAATGAAAACCTGACCAAGCTACACGCTCGGTTAAAAGGTGGACACGTTGTTCGGTATCATACACGACCAGAGTTAGGTGATGGGCAGAATGTAGCTGCTCATACTTGGAGGGCGATAGTTATACTTCAAACCCTTTACCCTGACGCAAGTAAAAACTGTATCCTACATTTATTATATCACGACGTAGCAGAAGCCGAGGTAGGAGATGTACCTGCTACGACTAAGTGGAACTACCCTAAAATAAATGAACTGATGGTAAACGCCGAAAGAGCTTATGAGCAGTCTATTGGCGTGGGCGACATAGTACACAAAATCACGGAAGAAGACAAGCAAATGTGTGATATTGTCGATAAATTAGAGCTTGTGTTGCATTGTTATCGTTTGATGCAGCAAGGCAACGGCATGGCAGAGGAAGTGTTTTTGCGAGGTGTGAACTATTTAAATAAGAAATATAAAAAAGAGTTGATTTTCAAACCTGCTTCTGAAATAATTAAAATATTGTGTGATGATATTTAGGAGCAGCTATGTTAATGGAAAAGGTTTTGAATGTAAAGGTTACTGTTGAGGAGTTGTTGATCATTAGACAAGCGGTGCTTTCTACATGCTCACATGACCCTCGTAAAGCCGAAGTCATTCAAAGGCTTTTTGCAAGAATAGAAACTACATTGGAGGGAGAATAATGATTGTAGGATTCACTTGTGGAACATTTGATTTAGTACACGCAGGTCATGTTTTAATGCTGCAAGAGGCAAGTGAGGTGTGTGACTATTTAATCGTAGGACTACACATAGACCCAAGCCAAGAACGTGAATGGAAAAACAAACCTGTGCAATCTATTCACGAACGGTACATTCAATTAGAAGCGATAAAATACATTGACTATATTTTACCTTATCATACTGAACACGATATGTGGGAGTTATTACAGATACTAAGAGTAAACGTGCGTATAGTAGGCGAAGAGTATAAAAACAAACCTTTAAGCGGAGAACACTTGCATGAAGAGCTAAATATAAGACTGCACTACAATAGCCGTGGACATAGGTTCTCCTCAACCGAATTACGAGAGCGAGTAAAAGGAGCAAATAAGAAAAGTCAAATGAATTAAACCATAGTATTGTAAAATACAGGCAAAATCACAGAAAGGATTTTACATGGCAGATGATGAAGGCAAGTACCGAGTAAAGCAGCAAAGAAAATATCATTATGGCAAACCGTTGCCTAGACACGGTAGCCCAAGAGACAGGGGCAATATGGATGCGTATTATGGTCGTCCACCACGCCCACACTATTTCTTAGGAAAAACACATTTATCCAAAGAAATAAGCGAAGACAATATGTCTGACCAAGAAATAAAAGAATATTACAAAGGCTACAATGAAGAGGAAGACCGCAAAGATTGGGGTGAGGAGTGAATATATTTCTACTAGACTATGACCACGAAATATGTGCTCAGTATCATTGCGATAAACATGTTGTCAAAATGCCATTAGAGTCTACCCAAATGCTCAGCACTGTTCATTGGCGACACAATGCCGAGGGACCATATTTACCTGTTCATCAAAAACATCCTTGTACTTTATGGGCAGGACAAACAGTAGAAAACTATAAATGGCTCTGGCGTCTGGGCATTGCTTTATGCAAAGAGTACACTTTCAGGTATGAAAAAACTCATGCTTGTGAAAGAGTTCTTGCCATATTGCGATGTCCCCCTGTAGAATTAACTGCAAGAGGAGTAACAAAACACCCTCAGGCTATGCCTGATGAGTACAAATCACCGACACCGTTACTTGCTTATCATAACTATTACATCGGTGAGAAAGCGAGGTTATGTACATGGAAGAAAAGAAAAGTCCCCCCATTCATGGAGAAAGTAATGTTATCCCATTCACAAGAGAAAAAAGATCCCATTCTGAGGAGAAAAACATCGTTGTAGAATCTTACGAGGTTGACGTTCTTGTCTGTTCTTTATGTGGAGATAATTCCTTTTTCTTACTCAATGAAAAAACAAGACAGATTGGTTGCTCATCGTGTGGATATTTAACAGGAACTTACTGGACACAGAAGAAAGATAATGATTTCCCTAGCTAATGTGAGGAATAAACAAGATAACAAAAGAGTTATCAATACTAACTGCTGTGTTACTATATAGTATAGACATTCCGCAGAAAGGGGATATTAATGAAGCCACAAGCAGACGCATATGTATTTAACGAGGGTAGGTCTCGTTTAATACTACATTATGCAGATATCAATGAAGCCTACATAGTATACCGCGAAGACGGTATTGATTACTACGGTGCTCCTATACAGGGGAACGTAAGAGTCCACAACCAATTTAGCGATGCCAAAGCCGATTACGACGGTAGGGTTGCAGCGATTGAACATATGGACGCATTTATAACCAATGTTGAGCAAGAAGTTGAAGAGTTGTTTGGGGGTGATGTATGATCAAAATGCAAGAACGATATATGCCTCGTTTTAAAATGGATCATGATTTACCTGTCGGTTCTTTTTGGGCACGAATGAGGTGGCACAGAAATGATGTAGATGTTTATTTCTGGTCAGAACGTGACGGCGATAGTTATATGTGCCGTCGTAGTGATGTAAACTCAGATTACTCTAGTGGGGACGCTAACCGTCTTCCATTTGATCCTGGTTTCACGACAGAAGATACCACGTTAGAACATCAAGTTGAAAGGTACAAAGAAATTATTGCGTTGACTGAAGCTTATCTACAATGGAAAGGGTTAAAGGAATATCCGAACCAAGATGCTCGTAACCACTTTAAAAAAGAAGCTGACGCTAAACATCTGGAATTAAGTCCAATTAAGGAGGTAAATTATGTTATCAGCTGATTTAAAAATGTTCACGGGAACCGAACAATGGTTTCGTCACCCACTGAGCTCTAACTTTCTTTACACTGACGGTGTAAAGTTCTTTGCAGAACACTGCGGAGGAGGTGCTTACTGGTTCCTAGATATACTAGCTACCGAGCTTGCCGACTTGCAGGAAAAAGAAGAGTTTATGTCTATCACATTAGATGTGTTCGATGACGACTCTGCAAAAATAACTGCCGACGACGGCAACGGTAATGTGCTATGGACACGTAACATAGATTTTACAGATGCTGAGGTAGGTACATGGAAATTCTTCCTTACTAACAATGTCTTACTACTACCGAGTGAGTACTGATATGTTTGAAACAGCAATCGGTTACATCATTGTTTCTTTAGTCATAGCTCTTGCTAAATCGCAGGGGGTGTTATGATAGAAACAGCACTTATGTGTCTTGCCTTGAATATATACTTTGAGGCAAGATCCGAACCCATCCAGGGACAAATAGCAATAGCAGAAGTCACTCTTAACAGGGTGGCTTCTTCAAAATATCCTAACGACGTATGCAGTGTAGTCTTGCAAGAAAGTGCGGATAGTTGTCAATTTAGTTGGTGGTGTGATGGTAAATCAGACCAACCAAGAGAACACAACTCTTTGCGAACATCCAAAGCTCTTGCTGAACTCATGTTAAACGAGGGCAGATACATTACTGTTATTGGTGATGAAGCAACACACTATCATAACAATGAAGTCTATCCTTATTGGGCAGATGACTTGCATAGAATACGACGTATCGGGAAACATATATTCTACAAGACGAAGGATAAAAACGAATGGATACGTCCTATGCCAAGACCTAAAAAGATAAATTGATATTTATCGTTAACTTTATCTTATAGTATGGTAATTATATTAACCAACCGATTACTCAAGAAAGGGGTATATCATGAACGAGAAAGAAGTACAAAATGGGTTATCTGATATTTATACTGATCCTAATAGGACTAGTGAGTATCCTGTTCCGGATATAGCAGGAAAAGTTTCTGCCGATTGTGAAAACTTAGGGCAGACGCTCCGCACACTGGCAGATGAAATTGAAAAACTGCACCGATACCAAAACAATCTTGCTAAGAAAATACCGCCTAGTGAGAGAGTAACCGAAAGGCTTACTACTGCGATAAAAGATGCCTTTCATGAAAATGAGTCTTTGCGTGATTCAATATGGCTTTTGTTTGAAGAAAACATAAAAGAGCTGATACGCAGTGTAGAAGTAGATATTGATGCACACCTTGAAGTGAACTCAGCTTCGTTGAGGGTGTAGCTATGGCAAATACCAAGACTACTCACTCTATTGCCCAAGTGCGAGCTATTATTAGCTCGTTACTTTACGCCTCTGAACGAGAGTTTCAACTAGAACATGAAGCCATTGGCGTTCCCGTGAAAGAGTTTGATGACAATCGTAGGCTAGGGGTGGTCACATTCACCCTAGCTACAATCTGTTTCAATAACCCTGACGCATTAAAAAGACTTGAAAAAAGGGTGGCAGATATCAATAGGCAAGTACATCTGTTAGAGGCTCGCCAAACAAAAGATACTAAACGTGAAGGGAGGGTTAAATGATAGAATTGATAGATAAAGTTCTAGAGCAAATTAAAAAAGATGTGGAAGCAGGTGATATAACCGCGATTGAGGTGTTGCTTGGTGAAGTATCAGAAAAAAACTTGCGTTCATTTTTATCAGAAGAGGAGAGCAAGTAATGGCATTTATAGTAAGAGCAAAGGATCTTGAACCATTTTTAAAATGGCTTGATACTTGTCCGCAACCATACAGCATAAGTTCAATGCAGACTGGGTATGTCCATGTAAAATTCTCGCTTGAACCAGAGGTGCAAACGATTCCTGCACCTGAAAAATATGGGGAGGTTAAGCATGACTAATCCTTTATTAACCTTTCATATAGAAGAACCAAACGAAGATTATTGCGGTATGTGTCAACAATTAGGCGAACCTCAGTACGGTGTTAAGATGCACCGCAGTCTACCAACTCAAGTGCATTGGGTGCGAGCCACAGCAGAAGGCTTGCCAGAAGATAAAAAATATGTCAAATTATGCTCAGATTGTTTGTATGATGCAAGCAAGTCCAAAGAAGTTGAAGCTATATTTAAGGATGGCGAACCATGGATTCCTGAGCAATCGGGTATGTTTTTCATCCGCAGTAAATTAGGAGGAACAGATGAACAAACAAACTGATAGGACACGCCCAAGTGATAAATTTGTGGCAAGAATCCTTACAGATAAAGAAAATGGGTTGACCGCAAAACAAATACAGTCTTTTCATGGGATTACACCCAATCAATATAAATACATCGTATATACGCTCGGCAAAAAATTAAATGAGAATAGTTCTAATTTTAAATCAACTAAATCTGCTCAATCGGAAGCCGTGACTGTGTTATCCGTATCAGAAGCAAAAGCTGACGTTTGGGTTCCCATGCAAAAAACAGTAGATTTTTTCTATCCCAAAAAAGAAAAGAAATCATTTTGGAAAAGACTTGTGTCAAAAATCTTTTTTTGGTATCCTAAAAAAGCATAAGCTCACCTCCCAAGTTGTATGCTCTCACTCAAAACCCCCTGATTATACCCTTTTAGTCAGGGGGTCTTTTTGTATATTATCTGGACTTTGCTATATAGGGGGAAAAGATGGATAGGACTCTTTTTGTTTTTAATGATTTGATAATATACAATATCTCACTATCCCCATATATTCAATGGGTTAGCATGGATTATGACTCTCTGACTCCGATATCTTGATCACAATAGATCATTACTTTCGTGTCCGCGCGACTCTGAATCAGGGCTGTTTTAAAATGGCTACTTTTCTTTTTCCCTCCTATTAAGTAAACTGGTCCCATCACAACGAGAAGGAAAATGAAAATGCCTCTTGCAAAAGCCACTCACAAACCCAGTATCAATGTCGTCGCCAATCCTCGTGTAGAGAAAGGAATCACTCCGAAACAAGAAGAGTTTTGTAGAATCTACGTTTGCGAAGACGTTAGCCAAACTGAGGCTGCTGTGCGAGCAGGATATTCTGTGAAATCTGCCCACGCCATTGCATCACAATTACTCAATGGGCAAAGGTATCCTCAAGTTGTACAAAGGATAGGCGAACTCAAAAGTGAGCTATCTAAAAAATACGAGGTTAGTTTTGAAGGACATGTCAAAAAACTAGCCGAGATACGTGACGCTGCTATGACTGGAGGAAACTTTGCAGCAGCAGTCGCAGCCGAAAAGTCTAGAGGACAAGCAGCAGGGATCTATATAGATCGTAAAGAAATCCTCCATGGACGCATTGATCAAATGGACAGAGAACAGGTTATGAAAGAAATAGAGCGATTGCAAAAAGAGTTCCCTGCACTCGCAGCAGTAGCTGATGGCAATATGGTCATCGAGGGTACAACACAAAAAAAGATAACAAAAGATACTACTTGATATATTCCTGTGTTATGGTTAAGTACGATTAATTTAACCAACCCGAAGAAAGGGGTTTTGACATGACTACTAAATTTTATGAGTGGACTAAAAAGTTAGGACAACAGCATTTCTCAATGGCTGATGGCACAAGCAGGACATTGTGCGGGATGCCAATGCTCGGCAACAATTATGCTAGGGATTTATACGACGAGGACAAAACACCTTGCACGACGTGTGCTGAGCGTATGGACTTTATTGTAACAGGGGAGCTCGTAGACTAATGGCTGATGAACACATCTTAGCATGGTGCAGATTGCAAAAGAATCCCATGCCCCTAATCCAAAAGTTGTTACTCTTGAGAAAAAAAGCAAAAGCAAATGAGTAGTAAACCCGAGTCACAATTATGGTATAAACTCCGTGATGGTACTAAAGATCTAGGTGTGTTTTGGACACGCCTAGAATCATGGGCAAGTCCTGGAGTTCCTGACCTACACGGCATCGTCCAAGGTCATCCTTTTTGGTTAGAACTCAAGGTTCACAGGTTAAAGTCACTAAAGTCTATAACTCTGCGTCCACATCAAATCGCGTGGCAAACAAGATATTTTATGAATGGTGGCTCAGTTTATAACTTGGTTCATCATCCTTCTTCCCATACCCTAAATATATTTAGCGGTAAGAGAGCGATAGAGATAGCAGGAAACGGAGAATCATGGACACCTGATTGGAGTTCCCCGACACCGTACGATTGGACAGGTATCATCAATCATATTCTATCCTCAAAATCGTCCCATCACAAGGAGGAAGATCTCCACTTTTCTCCCATGATAGAGGATGAATGATTAGGATAACGGTTTGAGGATGAATGACAATGAACGATGATTCGTGGTCGGAGGATGATTGACGATGACCGATGATTCTTGAGGATTTTGTTGTCAATAAAAAAAGATTATTTAAGAGTATAAAAGACTTGCACCAGAGTTCACTATTTGTTATTCTATATATGTATCCAACGCATGGTGTGTTGGGACAGTGCTCGTAGAAAGGAGCTAATCATGGCTAATGCAGCTAAAAAGACTTCCCCTAAATCCGCCACTAAAAAAGTGGTAAAATCAGTTGAGTTAGTGGTCACTGACCAAGAGCTAACTTACGACGACATCTGGAACTTTGTACAGACTCAGGCAGGTGGCAATGAGGCGAACGTAAAAATCGTGCCTCTTGATAATGTCGACCTCAAGTCTGACGCGCCTGTTCCATTTGGTTATGGTGGACGAGCAGGTGGTGTTCGTCAAAAAATTCAAGACTGGATGCTTCGCGGTGTTGAGGGTGATATGACACTGAAAGCGGTTCTCAATAAAGCCGCTCCACTGGGACATAGTCGCAAAAAACCTGTATGTCTCCACGCACTCTTACATGGTGGTTACTCACCGTCTAGCAAATACTGGATGACACCATACGTCAAACTCGTAGTTCAAGCTTAAGGATTTGGGGACTTCGGTCCCCTTTTTCTCCCTCCCCTTTCCCGAGGATGAAAGATGATGATCCCATTCCTGAGGATGAAGACCGATATATATACATGAGTATATATATTAATCAATCTTCCTCAAGCACTCATCATTAATCATCGTTTGAAGATTCTTGAGGATTTGCATCAACAACAAAAGATAAAACAAAATACTGTTTGACATTATATTGGGTTACATTGTTTAGTATTAGTAACAATAAGGAATGAATATGTCAATCTTGATAATTGCTGTCATAATAATAGTCAGCACAATTAGTTTAATAAAAATGTAAAAAAGTTCACAAAAGGGGTTTACAACAATAGTGAACTATAGTAGAAAGAATATGTAGCCAATAAAGGTTACAGTCATAAACCGTAGAAAGGGTTATAAAATGGCAAAAGCAAAAACAAAAACCGCAACTCAATCAGTCGCAGTAGCAACGCTACAAAATACTGGTACTCCTCTCAACTATTCTGACATCTGGGCTTTCGTTCAAG